AGTGCCACATATTTCAAATCTTTCCATTGGTGAATATCTCCGTTACGTGCAATGAAAAAATGATAGGACAATCTTCTTCTTTGTAGAACATAACGTGTGAGTTTGTTACTTGACTACTCACAACATTCTCTAAAAATTCAGCAAAACTTGTGTTTACTTGTGGTTCTAAACTATTTGTACCAAAAGTAACAACCAAGTCTCTAGATTTTCTCCAAATATCATAATTGATACCATTTGCTGGAGAAATAAAGATGTTAATATTTTTTCTATTAAGTGTTAAACTTTCTAAACCTAAATCATCTATAATATTTCCTTTAACGTTATCAATTTCACTTGTTAAGTTAAATCCATAATCTAGACCAGGAAGTTTTCTAAAAATATCAAAATAATCTTCACCATATGTGTATGGCTTGGATTTTGTTTTTAATGTTTTGGTTCTTCCAGATAATACAGACAATTCTGTATCCATAATATCCGAAGATCTATGTTGCAATGTAATATCATTCCAGCCGGCCCCTAATTGGAAAAACACATTTGGATTTGTGGTTGGTGCTGCTGGTAAATAAGTGCTACCTGTTTGTATTGGGTAATCAGTTATTTGAGATACTGTTGTTGCCCCGGTTAATGTTGTTCCTGTATAGGTGTAAGTTGTACCAGTGTTAAATGCTAAAACAGTTGTTGTTTTAACGCCATTAATCACATCAAAAATATCGTCATCAACAATATCTCTTGGTAATGCACTTTCTACCTTATAAACAAATTCATCTATTTTAATTAATGGTTCTGGAGCACCTATGAATCTTAAAAAGAATTCAATACTGCTTCTAGTACCTTTTGATTTATAAATGAATGATAAGTTAACTAATAATCTTTCTATAAAATTCTAATTCAGCTTCTACTAAATTTTTACCAGTAGAAACGCCTTCATAGACTTGTCTTTGTGAATTTGTAAATTTGTTCTTCTAATGTTGTTTCATCAAACAAATTAATACTTTCTAATCCTAATGTGCTTGTTAAATTCTTAAGAAAAACATCTGGTATGTTATTTAAAGCATCATATGAGACATTTCTCATATATGCTATATTATCAATAAAATCTTTTACCTTGTCAAAACTTTGACCATACAATTGAAATATTTTATCAATTTTTTGGTCTTCTGTATCAAATTCAAATAATTGAGGTGCAGTTAAAAATCTAGTAACTAAGTTTGATTTATAATCATCTATTTCAGTTGCTAAATCATTTAGTTGTTGAGCATAGTTTTCAAACTCACTTCCTACTATTTTAATATTCCACTTGTCAAATGAAACAGGCCAATTTACCAATACCGAAATTAATTCTGTTTTTGTTTCATCTAAACTGGTTTCAGGTACTCTGAAAGATGTTTGATAAATTGGGAATGATTCTCTATTTAAGAGAGACGCTTCTAATTCGTCAAGACCAAGAAAAAACTCTTCAACAACCGCATTGGTTGGCCTAATTAAATAACTTTGTGAATATGTTACGCTATTGAATGGTTTACCATCAACTTCTAATGTAATTACATTGTTATCATCTGGTTCAGTATAAGATATTACACCATATGTGTTTCCACTTATTTCAAGTGCATACTTACTAAAAGAAGAATAGAATTTTCTATTTTCGTTGTCACTACTTACAATAACACCATTTGATGGTTCCTTTAACTCAATATCAAATGGATTATAAATTTTTGAAGACTGTAATGTAAATGATGTTATGTTTGTTTTTACATCATAACTAACATTTTCTGCTGTATATTGATTTATACCAGAGATTGAATCCGCATCAACATATAAACCAGAAGGAAAATATTTTGCAATTCTTTCAATAGAAACACGAATTCTTTCTCTTAATGAACCAAATAAAGATTTAGATGCTTCAGTTTTAGATTTATTAAATCTAATTGGTCTTTTTTCACCATTAGATTGTTTAATCGTTGTTGGAACATTATTCTCAATCTTAAGATCATCAAGAGTTAGAAAATCAGAAAAAGGAACACTTCTAAAATTTTTACTATCTTTTTCTGGAATTACCTTATCTAGAGCAAAGTTGGCATTGGTCAATTGACTAGTACCGTCAGTAATTTGATTACCGACTAAACTATCGCTAAATGTTTGTGACCCACTTGCCGCCCTACTAGGAGGAACCCTTGTTGTTTTTGCCATTATTGAGTAATATCGTCAAAGTTTAATGTCTGATCTATATCAGTTTTTTCCTCACGAATCTCATATAATGTTTCATTAAATTCGTCTTTAACTTCGTATAGGTTGAACTGCTTATAAATATTGTTATCTTTATTGTAGATTGTGTATATACCACTAGATACCGCCTTACTTTGATTACCATAAAGTGCGTTAGCCAATGTTGAAGCATCGTGTTCAACCATTTCAATTTCAACTGTTGTTGGATTAAAATATGTATTAGTTAAAATCACCTTCTGACCAGGCTGACCAATAAATGGTACAATGTTAGGTTTATTCCCCGGGGAAGATGTTGGTGTTAAAGTTAAAAACATCAAGTTTGTTGGGGCGTCGGTATATCTATATCTAACCGATTTTTGAGTTGTGTTTGTTAAATTGGTTGTTATCGCCTCACAATAAAAAGATGAAGTAACTATTTTATAAAAATTAGGTACCTTTTTATTATCCGTCAAACCGATATATTCGACTCTGTAACCAACTAACCCTTGCGGTGTGAATTTTGATCTATCTTCACTAGCCACTGAACTTATGTCAATAACAATACCTCTAACCGATGGTAATGATGCTAACACGCCACAATCGTTTATTACGGACCTAATTTGCTTTGGTCTAATATGTAGTGTATATACTCCTAAATCTCCAAATGTGTCAGTATTCAGTCTTAAATTGTACATACCACCCAATATTTCATTATTAGGGGCAAATGTATCATCCGTTGTATTTGTATTATGATATACCGGAGTCAAAATATCCGCAGAATCTAACTTTGTCAAGCTAGGTGTTGTAGATGCTGCCCTATCAGAAGCATAATGTAAAATGATTTCTACATCTTCTGGGGACACATCCGCCGGTCTCATTGTTCCATAACTTCCTACTGCCATTTTCTTTTAATTATAAATATAATTTTATTGTTTTTTCACATTAAAAAATCCGTTTCCATACACATCTAATTCTCCAACATTGTCAATTTCATTCAATCTTAGATTAAATTCGGACACGCCCATCTTACCTCTTTCAACAAAAACGTCTGAAAATATTAACGGTTCGTCGATAAATCCAAGGTAATGTTCGTTTCTGGTTAATTTTTTAACAAAAACTTCTTCCGATTTAAAATTGGCGGTATTACCAGTAATATACGTGGTTCCGTCGTTTAAATCAAGGAAAGATAGTCCGTCAATTGTATATCCGGTATATGTATATGACTCATCCTCAACAGAAATCGACCCATAAGTTAATCCGGTATAGTTATTTCCACCATACAATTTTTTCTCAATTAATCTACTTGTCCCCACAGCAAAAAAAGTTGTAGTTCCGGTATATTGATTTGCGTTATAGTCATAAACATTTAAATAATTTTGTGTTTGACCAGTAACAGATGTGTATGGTACATTAAAAGTCATTGTACCTAATTGTGTTGGGTTACCAACTACTTTGGGTAATGTTATTTTTTTAACCACATTTTGAACTTTCCATGGACTGTTCATTGTAATGGTCACAGTCTTTACTCCTGGTGTTGAATATATCTTTGTTGCAGATCCAAGAATTGTTATATTTGAACTGGTACCATCCCCCCAATTTTATTGTAAAAGTAGCTTCAATAATATTTTTTAATACATTCGTATTAGTCGAATTATATACTGTAAGAGTATTATTTGATGATGTATATGTAAAATTACAAAGTTGTTCAACCTGCTCAATATCCCCATCAAAAGTAATCATTCCCCCCAATTCATCGGCGGAACAATTAAGTATTATTGGTATTTGTTGTGATTCTGTAATTCCACTAACCGGAGTAGAATTCCATGTTGTTCCATTCCATTTATAATATCCAACCGGTACACTACCTGTATAATTAAAAATACCGTCACCAATGTTTGGACCAATATAAACACTACCAGACCATGGAACTAAATTGTCATTATCATCATACCAGTTTTGACTAGTTGTTGAAACAAGCGATCCACTAACAATACTTTTTCTTACTATTTCGTATCTATCTTTTTTCATGTTTATGTTGATAATTCATAAAAGTTTATTGGTGTTGAATATGACCCTTTTCGAGTAACCCCTTTTGATGTAGCATCATATTGATAAACTCTATATGTGTGTAAGGCTTTATCAAAAACCACCTGATAATATAATTCATCTGATGGTTTATCATTTGCCCCAATTGTTTTACTTGTGTTATTTAAAAATCTAACTACACTACCATCTTCAGCATTTAAAAATCTGGCTGTCATATAAAAAGTATTTCCAGTTATTAAATTTTCATTTGGGAACCAAAACAAATACATGTTTTCACTATTTCTATAATTGTTACCAGTAAAAACTGGTAAAAATATATCTTCCATCAAATCAGTTAACATTACTTTTTGTCCAAGTGGTAATGATAAATTTTTTGCCATAACCATTTTTTGTGTTTCAGTATCTGGCGTTGTGTAAAATTCTAATCTAAAAAAACTATTAACAGTTTGTTTTAACATTTTAGCATTTTCTTTTGGACTAATACCAACCAAGTCATAATTCAAACCATTATCATATGTGTTACCACCATTTAAAAAATAAAAATAAAACCATATATCCGGTTGTTTAACTGTTACACCATTAATTGTTACATTATATGGTTCATGGATAAATCTAACAGTCTCATAATTTTCTACAGGGTTAATTAAACTAACCAAAATCTCTTCCTCTATTTGAGAAAAATTTTCTTCCCATCCAGCATTTGTTTGAATGTCGGTTTCTGGGTTGTAAATTAAATTTTGGTTTGTATCTTTAAATAATAATTTCATATTAACAATCTATATTTGAACCATTAAAGTCTTTTATACCATCTGTTTTATTTTTGAATGATTTTTCATTTCTTAAATAGAAATTAATATCACTTTTCACATAGTGTAATCCATTTACAAATGGATAATCCGTTCCGTAACCATCAGGGTCGATATAGCCATGATCGTAGATGTCTCTCCATTTCCATAACCCATCAGATGGATCGTATTTGGCATTGTCTGGTAAATCCAGAATGTTGTTTGTGTTAAAAGTTTCGACATAAGGTGATAATTCTCTTAATTTTATTCTATAATGAGGTTGATAATACATCCCCAATTTATTAGTAACGGATGTTCCGCTATATGTTGTGCCCGATGTTTGACCAAAGTCAAAAATTTCTGTTGGATTTGTTAGTTTATGAAATGCTTCTGAAACTATTCTTTCTTTCATTTCCATAGGATTGTACTCAACAAATGCCCCAACGAGAGTAGTCCCTGTTGTTAAAGTGTTACCAGTATAAAATGTTATTGTAGTCCCTGTTTTAAGATACTGTGAGCTTGTTAATGATGGTTCATTTGCTGTTGTTCCGTTAAAGTGTTCATCAACCCAAGAATCGTGTAAGTGAAAACGATAACCAACCTTTACTGGATAATCAAAATAACCAGAACCATTTCTAAAAATAACTGATAGATATATTTCTGTTGGATTATAACCTAAATTATTTGTCAAACCAGTTAAAACAAATTCATCTCTAAAGTCAAATAAAACAGCTTCTTGTCTATTTCTTTCAACTAAAAAATCATCAATACCCGCACTGTTTTCAAATAATAATTTTTTCTCCTCTTCAAATATTGGTGTTTCAAAACCAGCTTTATCTAAAATATAATCGGTAGTTTTAGTTATAATTTTATGTTTATGAACATAATAATTTGATGTGCTACCAGTAACATTATTTTTATCGATACATCTTTTAATTAAAACAATTGTAGATAATGGCGTACCACTAAATTGTGCTTTACTTAAATTTAAAACATATTTTTCTGAATCAAACTTTTCATTACCAAAACTAGCAATTGATCTTGTCTTCCCACTTATAATAACATATTCGCCTTCATTAATACCGTGTGGTACTGGGCATGTTAATCTATAATAACTAGATAAACTTTCAACTCTACACGGAATCCCATTTCCAGCAACATTACCGGATATTGTTTTTGTTCCACCAGTTAATGTGTATGTTATAGGGTAGTTAGCATCATGAGCATAAACATATGTCAAATATAAATTCCAATTATGATACGGAGCATCCATCATCGATATATTCTGATGTTTGTTTGGTATCTGTGTTGGCAAAGAAAATGTTGGTGTATATGTACCAAGATTATTTGTTGTAGTACCTGTAGGGGTATTCACAACATTTCTATAAATGTCACGTCTTAAAAACGCAAACTCATCATATGGTAAGTAACCCTCGTAATTACCTAAATCAGACCCATCACCATGTAAATAAAGATATTCTCTTAAATTACTATAAGTAGATTCTCCCTTATACATGTTTCTAAAGATCATTCTTATTTTACCAAATATCTTATATTTTTTACTATCGTTTCTTTCTTTGTTAAACAATCTCTCTAAATCTAAAATAATTGTTTTGTCACCCTCTCTTAAAAGTTCTTCTCTGGTTTCTAAACCAATAGATATTGTTTGATCTTCAACAGGTGCTTGATAGAATTGTTTTTCAGGTAATATTATTTGTTTCTTTTCCATTATTCTGCTGATGGGAACGCTCCTTTAGGTCCGTAATATTTTATGAACTTATCATAAGCCGTTGCCCCCGGTCTTAATCCAAAATAAAAATGAAATCCAGTTGATAATGTTTGTAATGAACCAGCATAGTTATTTGCTGTTGGGAAAATAAACATTTCTGTATTGTTAGCACCTTGATTGCTTACATAAGCAATTGGTGAACTCCACGCACCATTAAGTACTACTCTGATGTTACCAGTGTATGGGTCTTTTCTAAACCCACTTGCACCATATGTTATAACTTCTAACCATAAATCACCTTCTACATATAGTGTTGCGTTTGGTGGTGTAGTTCCTGACAATGTGATAACTTCAAATCTTTCTAACATATCAGGGAAATTACCTGTATACGAAAAAGTTCCGTGAGTTTTAGTCATCGGTTTCATAATATATTCTTCTTCACCATCTGCCATTAAATAATTTGTTGTAGTTGCAGTACTACCAGATAATGATAACATTCTTTGTAGTGGTCTAACCGCTATCGCATTTCTTTTAAACGATTGAAAGTCGTTTACACCAAATCCCTCAGCAAGTTTGTCCCACAAATAAAAAGGAACTTCTTGTGTATAATCACCAAGTCTTTTATTTAAACACAATCTAACCGTTCTACCATTTTGATCTAATTTAAAATCAATAGGTGTTGCCCCCCAAGAACCATCACCATTTTTAAAATATGATGCATATGTAGGGTCTTCTGGGTCTAGGTATTCACCATTGAAAATAAAGTATTGTACTGTATCTAAGTCAAATGCCTCAATACCTGCTTCACAGTTTATTGACATAAGTTGTCTAATATCACCATCTAATACTCTCATATTAGACCCCATACCTTGACCAGTAAAGAAATCATTAATATCAAATTTAGCCTGGCTAGCATCCATTCGATAGTTTATAACATGTTCTAAAACCTGTCCAGGATCTTGATATGATGTTACAGTTAAATCTCTAATAACTGAACAGTTTGGATCTACTTGTGGATCAAAACAAATTTCATCAAAAAATTCATCTCTAACACCAACGTCATAAAATGTTGTTGGATGTAATAACTCTACATATGTCCCAACATTTTGACCAATAAAAGTTTTTGTTGTTGGGTTATATGGTGTTGATCTATAATAAAATTTTTGATCCAATACATTATAAAAAACTAACTCTCTTGGGAATTTTGACCCTCTTTGATTCAAATCAAGAACACTAACGTTATCCCATCTTAGAGTAAAATCAAATTTAAAGAAATATAATAAACCGTTTAACCAGTATATCTACATATGAATAATTTACAACTCCCCCACAGAAATATGCGCCAACTCTTTTTCTACGATACCACTCTAAAATAACATTGGTGTTTTTTGTTTCACCATCAATTACCGGGATAACCGTAAACACACCATCTCTAATTTCTGTTAATCCTGATTTTGTTTTTCTATCATATGTGGCATTAGAAATTTTTCTCCATGCTTGCTTATATGGCAATCTTCTAGTGGATGCCCCGCCTGAAATTGTTGATAATAACGAATGAGCACCGCTTGGTGATGTTGCTGAAGTTTGTTCAAGATAACCAGTAGAATATGTTGGTGGGTTTAATGGGTCTGTTTGGTGACCCATATGCCCCCGTTCCAAAGAAATATTTATAAGCATTAGCTTCATTATAAAACTTATCATATTTTTCACAACCACTTTCAATTGATAAAGTAGTACCAACTAATAGATGGATCTTTAATTGTTGCTCTATCATAAATTCTTAAAACAGTATTGTTTGGAACAATACCTGATTCATCTAAATTTACCCCCGTAATATCTAACCATTCTTGAATGGTAAAACTAATATATTTTGCACCATTCACAACACTACCACCAACAGTTGGTAAAAACGAAGTCATAATAATATCAAGAATTGGATCACTACCAGACGTATATGTTCTAACAGTAATATCAGATGAATCTGTGTGTGAAGCTAAAGGTTTAAGAGCACCAATAAAGGGGGTAAAAGACCCTTGAGTACCTGAACTTGGTGACGGGTAGAATTCAGCATAGTATCTGTGATTGGACGATGGATCGTCCGGAACTGTTGCAGTCAAAGAAGATATCCCATCTAATTGTGAATATGATGGTGATGTTGTGCCACTACATTGTCCTCCATTATCTTTGGCATATTGACCAACAAATCTGTCTGGTAAAAAAGTAGGGTCGGTTGTTAAATTTTTATATTTAGCAGAACTAGCATTATTTGGTATAACTAAAAGAACCCCTTTACCAAGTCCGAGAGCAACATCAAATTTAAAACTATAAAAACTAGCCTCTGAAACTCTACAATAATTGTTAGAACTAGAAATATCTTTAACAATACCACTATCATCTGTTGAACATTCTTCACAATCCGGATAAACTGTTAAAGACAATTGTTGTGTTAATCTATCTGAAATTCTGTATGCTAAGTCTTTTAATTGTTCTGAAAATCTTTCAAATGGTCTCCAGTTAAATGGCCAACCAAAATATATGTCATAGAAAAATTGAGCAACACTCCAAAAGAAACTACCAACTAATTCAGCGAACTTTAATAAAACAATTGAATAAACAAATTGAACGAACAATAATATTTCCGCAATTATCAAATTAAATTTGATTCTATTTTTAAAACCAAAGTTTGTTGGTAAATAATTTGCATTACCCGAACAATCATCTTCAGCGTTTGGTCTAATTTCTTTTATACCTAAAAAAGCGTCTCTTCTTGATAAACCAAAAAAACTTTCAATGGCTGATGTTTCATAGTGTGATCCCTGAAAAGAAGATGGGGTATATACTTTACCATAAATAAATTTATAGAAATAGTCTTTTGGAATATAATCAGGGTATTCCCCTAACATCAATTCTTTTTTGTGCGTTCTTTGTGATGTTGTTAAAGATTCCAATGTAACACCTGTTGGTGCCGGAACTCTAAAATAATCTTCAAAAACATTTGAAAATGTATATGTTGATAATAAAGCTTCGCTATATTCACCGTTGTTATTAGTACCGTTTGTGTAATTATTAAATTCACGAATGTTTGGTATTAAATAATGTCCTGATTGTGTTCCCTTTCTTGCTTGCTGATCGCTATTATCTAGCGACATTCTAAGACGAGCAACAGTTGTTGTTGGAATACCTTTATTTGAATCATTGGTAATTTCTAACTCACCAAATTCATTTGTGTAGGTATAATCCATATTCATTTCAACAACCATCATTGATGAACCATCTTCTTCAATTATACCTGGATTAAAATATTCTAATTCCGGATATATTGAAACACCATCAGAGCCAATAACTTTTTTACCCGTATATCTAACACCCTCAATAGAACCAGTTTCCGTTTGTAGATTACACTTGTAACCTGTTTTCATTCTGATTACACCACTTTTCTTTACCGCATCTGATTCATCATCTGTTACACTTGAAACTAAAACTAGAGATATTGGTGCTACTTTAATACCAAAGTTTGATAGGTCAAAATCAACTCTATTGATTCCAATTTGGCATAAATCTTTATTACCCCAAAAAGGAGCAACTTCCACAGCCCTTTTAAATGATACAATCTGTGGTAACCCGTCTAAATCACTATCTGATTTAAATCTGTAAAATCTATCAAATCTATCTTCAGAGGTTCCTTGTCTAATAAAATCATATGGTCTAAGTGAAAAACAACCCATATCTGATAAGTCAATATCAACATGAATTTGTTGATCGCCAAGAGGGACTCCCCAGATCATGAAATCACCCGCAGAGTTTGTTTTTGCTGTATATCTGTAATATTTTTCAAAAACTTCTAAACACTCTTCTCTGGTTAAAATATCTTCTTGATCAAAAAAAGTACCAGTTGGGGTATGTCCACCATGTTGTTTTCTAGATGGTAAAAGATTGTAACGATAACCATCTTCATTTGAATCAGTGGAGATTTTATAAGGATATAAAGCAGAAACAACCGGATCGGTTTCATCTATGTCATTTATTGGCACAAATATTGAAACCCTAGCATTAGGTACACCAAATCCGTTATTTACAACAACTCTACCACACACAACGCCATAATCGGCGCATATTGATGTATAAGCTTCTTGTTGAGTAAACTTTAATGACAGAATCTCTAAAAGATCAAAATCTTGCTTAAGCTCGATATTAATCGTTTTGTCTGTACCAATCTCTGTATTAATACGGTGCTTTTGAATCATACTATCTATAAATAGAAACTCTTAAGTTTTCTAGTACTAAAAGATAACTAAAAAATAGATTAATATGTAGTCGTTCCTGTGGTTTTAACGCGGATTTTTATATCTTTATTAGGGAAGCGAATTTGGAATATTTGATTCGACTTCATATGAATGGTCATATCGGTTTGACCAATTTCTTTTGTAACCGCATCTTTATATGCTACTGACACCTCTGAAGAAGAATACTCCCCACCAGTTTTGTTAAAAACTCTAATCTCTACGGCGTTAACCACACCAGACACATTTGTTATTTCTGACATTAATTCAACCAACAAAAAGAGGGTCACCCATTTTTCTTTTATCAATTGCAAAATATGCGGTGATTCTTGATATAATGTCGCGTAAAACTTCTGTTTGGTTTTGGTTTTTATCCATTATAACATCAACCTCTAGAGCCAAATCGATAACTTCTCCACTAACAATATCTAAATAATCATTAATCATTCTAAACTCTGATAGATAATTTAGTATATTATTTTTTAAAGTGGTTGAAACAATGTCGGTAAGATTACCAGACTCATCATATGATAATAGTTTTATTCTTACTTTGTTGTCTTCTTCCATTACATTCACTTTAGCTGGGGCACCATAAGTTGATGGCATTGTTTCAATTAATGATTTGTAATCATTTAAAGTAACTGCTCTGTTTTGTGCTGCAAAGTTATATGATATTAAACCTCTTAGTTCTTCAATACCTGGTTGGTCTGAACCACCAACAGCTGGTGTTATATTTGTAACAATTAAAGATTGTGCTACCTGATCATTAGTCGTTGAATTTGGACCAGTAATTTCAAAATCAACATTATCTATGTTGCTGATTACATTAACCCCCAAATTGCTTTCTTTACCACCACCAATTCTATATTTCACAAACAATGTTGTGTTTATCTTTGGTATAGCACCAAGTGATTGGTTATTTAAATAAGTTCCTAAATTTACTTTAAGATTATTTGTAATATAATTGTCTAAGTTTTCTAATGGATCTATATTTCCAGAACCAAATGTTAATGAGAAATAACTTTCTGGTGTGTACTCTGTTATGAATTTATTAGATACTCTGCGATATTCTCCTGCTTTAAAATTTGCTCTGTCAGATATAGCTGTTCTGTTTGGTATAAAGACCTTTTCTTGAACCAATGATTGTACTTCATACCATTTGTTATTACTGTTAATAAATTCAGCATCTGTTGGATTACCAGCAAAAGTTGTTCCGTCTTTATGAATAACACCGGTAACACCTAAAACATTTTTTTCAGGTAGATATAGCTTTAAAAATGGTCTTTGTTCTTGAGCAGTAATAACTCGTCTATAAACCTTTGTGATTCCATTAACAACCGGTTCTCTTTTAACTATTGTATATGAAATCAATTTATTATTACCATCAAAATTTGGTATTTTTAATCTATTAGGCTCCCCTTTTTCGTTATATGGTACTGAAAAATCAATGTCGGTAATTGTTTCAAAAATTTGACCACCGCCAGAAATCTGTGCACCAGATTTTAAAATACCCTCATATCTTTCATCATCTTTATCTCCTCTAACCGGTACATTTATACTAAAGTCACATAATGCAACTGATGGTCTAGGACCAGGAACTTTAAACCCGTATGTCTTTGCAATGTGAAATAATGATTGTCTTTGTTGAGCAAAATCTAACATGGTTTCTTGCCACACCCTATCAATATGAAAATGTAGGTTATCAGCAACCGCGGCGTTTAAATCCAACAATACAGAATATATCGATGCATCATTTGTGTTGTTAATTAATTCAGGATAGTAATCTCTAGTTAATTGAACTAAATCCTGTCTGATTCCAGCGAAATCTCTGTTTGTATATGAAATGTTTTTTGCCATGTTATATATTAATAATTATAAAATCAGAAGAACCAAACGCACCGTTATTGGTTGTATAGTCAATTCTTATTTTAGCAGTATATGGTTTTGTTGATGCGTCACTAACTCTAAAAAGTCTAGCATCACTTTCCTCACTAACAATAGACTGTTGTTCTGGGTCTAATTCTGCGTTTGTTATTTTTATTGCATTTATTTCTAAATTTGGTATGTATTTTCTAACCGAATCTCTGATTTCATCCTCTATGTGAGCATACGTCACACTATCGTTCAAATCGAATATATATTCATATAAACGACTACCAAAATCAGGTAAAAAATATCTACTACCTTTTCTTGTTAATAAAAGATGTATGAGATTAGCGCGTATCTCTTCCTCAGTGGTGATAGTCATTTTAACATAGTCACCAATCTTACTCTGTCTGAACGGAAAATCTAAACCGTATTTTGTAGCCATAACAATAAATATAAACAATACCAAAATGGTTATAAATAAAAAATCGCGACACTTCCTAAAAAATGTCGCGATAAGTGTCGCAATAATAGTGACTTGATATTCGCCCCCCTGTATTAAATCAAGCCCTGGATGCTCAAGGTACGCCTTGACGACAGTAAACTTTGAGGGAGCCACCCATTATCTTACGATCCACATCCCTCACACTCAAATGGTGAATCTGTGGGTCTTTCACTCGTCATAACCAATTCTGGTGTATTTTCGCTGATAATGGTATTATTTGTTGGTGTTACATATGTCACACTTTGTTGTACTGGTTGTTCCGCTGGTTTAGCTGTTGATGTATCGATACCAAGACCTTTTAATGCGTCTACCGCAGATCTTGTTCTTAAATAATACATACCAGTTTTTAATCCCATTTTCCAACCATATAAATGTGCTGCTAATAATTTTGGTTTTGTTGCATTGTCAATAAATAAGTTTAAAGACTGTGATTGATCAATAAACACACTTCTATTCGCTGACATTGTCAAAATTCTTTTTTGCGACATCTCCCAAACAGTTTTATAAACCTCCTTTACTTCCACCGGAATTTCTGGAATGTTTTGAACTGACCCATTTTCCATAATCAATTTCTTCTTAATATCATCATTCCATAAATTCAATTTAAGAAGTTGATTTACCAGGTGTTTATTGATTACAATAAACTCACCACCCAATGTTCGACGAGAATATAAATTAGTTGTAAATGGTTCAAATGCTTCGTTATTACCTAAAATTTGTGCAGTAGATGCTGTGGGCATTGGGGCAACCAATAAAGAGTTTCTAACACCATTGTTAACAACCTCTTTTCTTAATTTTTTCCAATCCCATCTACCTGACAAATCTTTATCTGTTTTACCCCACATCTCAAATTGGAACACACCTTTTTCAATTGGTGATCCAACAATAGATTCATATGGGCCATATTGTTTTGCTAAATCATTTGATGATGTCATCGCAGCAAAATAAATTGTTTCAAAAATATCTGTCTGCAACTTATCCGCTTCATCGCTTTCAAATGGTAAATTTAACATACAGAATACATCAGCTAAACCTTGCACACCTAAACCAATTGGTCTGTGTTTAAAGTTTGAATTTTTGGTTTCCTCTGTTGGATAGAAATTTAAATTAATAACATTATTTAAATTCTTAACCACTTGATATGTGTAATCATATAATAATTCATGATTAAACTCACCATCAATAATATATTTTGGTAAAGCAATAGATGCTAAATTACATACCGCTTGTTCTGTTGGAGAACTATACTCAATAATCTCAGTACATAAATTTGAGGATTTAATTGTTCCAAGATTTTTTTGGTTTGACTTATAGTTCGCAGCATCTTTATATAACATGTACGGAGTTCCAGTTTCAATTTGTGCTGTTAAAATAGCATCCATTAATTTTCTAGCTTTAACAACCTTTCTTGCTTTACCTTCTTGCTCGTATTGAGTATATAGTTCTGTGAAATTTTTTTGTGTTGGTGTATCATATACATCAGATAACCCTGGAGCTTCATCAGGAGAAAATAATGACCAATCACCATCTTCTTCTACACGTTGCATAAATAAGTCAGGTGTCCACATTGCTAAGAATAAATCTCTAGCACGCATTTCTTCTTTACCATGATTTTTTCTTAAATCAATAAATTCAAAAACATCCGCATGCCAAGGTTCTAAGTAAATAGCAAATGACCCTTTACGTTTTCCACCTTGATTAATCCAACGAGCAACCTCATTATATGTTTTCATCATAGGTAATAAACCATCAGATTCACCACCTGTGCCTTTAATGTAAGCACCTTTAGCACGAACATCATGTACATGAAGACCGATACCTCCAGCCCATTTAGAAATCTTTGCTACATCTTTGATTGTATCAAATAGTCCATCAATATCGTCTCCTTTGTTTCCAATTAAGAAACAAGATGACATCTGTGGTCTACGTGTACCAGCATTAAATAATGTTGGTGTAGCATGTGTATAAAAATGTTGTGATAAATCATCATAGATTCTTAATGCCATTTTAATATCGCCACCACAAATACCGACAGCAACTCTCATATACATGTACTGAGGTCTTTCTACAACACGATTAGCAATCTTTAATAAGTAAGAACGCTCTAGTGTTTTAAAACCAAAATATTCAAAATCAAAATCACGATCTAAAACAATTGCACCATCAATAATTTCTTTGTTTTCCATAACAAACTCATAAACATCATCAGCAATTAGTGATGATTCTTTACCTGTTCTTGGCTCAACAAACGAATGCAATTCTTTTATTGCTTGTGAAAACTTTTTAGGTGTTGTTTTGTGTAAATTAGTTACCGCTAACCTACCCGCTAATTTTGCGTAGTCCGGGTGTGTTGTTGTCATGGAAGCCGCAGTTTCTGCAGCTAATACATCCAATTCTGATGTTGATATACCATCATAAATTCCTTGAGTAACTTTTAGTGTAATAAACGTTGGGTCAATATATTCAGTATTAAGATCATCACATAGAGCACTAATTCTTCTAGTGATCTTGTCATATCTCATTTCTTCTAATTCACCATTTCTCTTTTTTACTTTCATTTCATTAAATCTTTTTAAAATTAAAAATCAACTTCACCAAATGCTGAATTTAAATCTTCGGCACCATTATTAACACCTGCTTTTTGGTATTCAGCAACTCTCTTTTCAAAGAAATTAGTTTTACCTTGTAATGCGATATTTTGCATAAAATCAAATGGGTTTTCTACATTATAAACTTTAGAACAACCTAACGCAACTAACAATCTATCTGTAACAAACTCTAAGTATTGTGACATTAAATCAGAGTTCATACCAATTAAGCGAACTGGTAATGCATCAAGAATAAATTCTTTTTCAATTTCTAGAGCGCCACAGATAATTTCTTTAATTCTTTTTTCAGATATTTTATTTTCAATATGATTGTTAAATAAATGACAAGCATAATCACAGTGCATACCCTCATCACGAGAAATTAATTCATTTGAGAATGTTAAACCAGGCATCAACCCTCTTTTCTTTAACCAGAAAATAGAACAGAATGATCCAGAGAAGAAAATACCTTCAACCGCAGCAAATGCAACTAATCTTTCAACAAAAGATTCTGAATTAATCCATTTAATCGCCCATTCGGCTTTTTTCTTAATGGCTGGAATTGTCTCAATAGCATTAAATAATTTATTTTGTTCTTCTTTATCTTTAATATACGAATCAATTAATAAAGAATACGTTTCACTATGAATGTTTTCCATCATCATCTGGAAAGAGTAGAAAAATTTAGCTTCAGTATATTGAACTTCGTTAACAAAATTCATTGCTAAGTTTTCATTTACAATACCATCTGATGCAGCAAAAAATGCCAACACGTGTTTAACAAAATGCTGCTCGTCTGCATTAAGTTTATTTTCCCAATCATATACATCTTGTCCTAAATCAATCTCTTCAGCTGTCCAAAAACACGCTTCTTGCTGTTTAAATAATTTCCATAAATCACTGTGCTCTATTGGAAAAAGCACGAAACGTCCTGGGTTGTCTTGTAAAATCTTTTCTGTCATCTTCTTTTTTGTTTTTTTATTATTGAATTAGGTTTTTTTCTTGTGCTGCTTTGTAAAGCTCACGAGTTCTGTTTTTTCTTTCTTCCTCTTTCTCTTCCTTGTGTCCAAGCAGAGTATTTTGCGTTTCAGTATCAATATATAGATACTTGTTGTCAAAGGTACAGTTTTGGAATACTACACCATCTTGACCGATACGAGACTTAAGTAATGTTAATGTACCTAAGTTGTGTTCTTTTTGCTCTAATGTTTTACCAATAGAAATCACTACGTGACCAATTTGTGCTTTCTTAATTGATCCGCCCATTTGATCTGTTGTAACAACTTCAGAAGCAATAGATGCTCTGTTACCTTGTGTTGCCGTCCAAACCGCAATATCAAATTCAGATGTCATAGCTTCTAATTGTCTCATAATTGCACCATCGCCCTTCCACTCTTCATTATAGTTATTTCTATCGGCAGTAACGCAATCAATATAATCCAAAGTTACTAAATCTATTTTAAAACCATCAGCAATCATCTTCCTAATTTTTGTTTTTATTTCAGACATTGTAACAGAATCACTAGGAAACTTTAAAAGTTTTAATTGGCCCTTTGATCTATTTTGTGCTTCGGTAACCGCTTCCTCAACTTGTTCTGCGTTTTCTGGCTGTTCGTCCGGAGCAATTTTGGACCAAATCGTATAATGTTTTCTTTTAATATTATTAACATTATCTTCAAAAAAGATTTGCAAAACATTATAACCATTATTAAAAGCCTCATTTGAAAACTTGGTTAATAATGTGGTTTTACCAGTACCTGTCGGCGCTAATACCACACCGAGTTCACTTCTACCAAGACCACCATTAAGAAGATTATCTATACCCAAAATTCCGGTTGGAATTGGTAAACGAGAATCAGCTTTTAATGCATCTTTGATGTTTTCAAATACGTTTTGAATATCATTTGTATCCTGGCCAACTTGTAACGCTTTTTGAATTATCTCCTCAATTTTGTGATAATTTTCAAAATCGCCGTTACTGCTAATAACATCAACTTCTTTTAGTGCTTTTTTAAGTACTTGTTGCTTACAAAAATTCATTGCCTGAGCTTTTGTTTGCTCCTCAGTATTATCTTGAGGTAAGTTCTTGATGTTATCAACACTATCTAAGAATAGTCTAGTTTGAGTTTCATTAACACCTTTTAAGTCTCCGAGAATCTTTTCGTTCAAACCATTATATGAGGGAATACTATTGTATTTTTCATAATATTCTTTGATATTCTCCATTATAAATCTAAAAGCGTTATTGTCAAAATAATTACTTTCAATTACGTCTACAATGGTATATCCAAATTTCTTATCCTCTATAATAGTTTTTAAAAGTCTTTCTTGAAATGTGATGCCTATATGGCCGAAATTTTTCTCGTTCATGTTATTAATTTATTTATTTGTTTGTTTTTTCTATTACCACTCGTACTGAAGATAAAACGTCTCAGGCTCTCTCAATGACAAAATTTCAGTTAAGTTATTAAGAATTCTCCTAAGCTTTGGTCTAATATCAACTGAATATCTAACTTTTGGATGATAATAGTGTGCAGGGAATATTCTTTCAATAAATACGTCGTCACCCTGTTTGATTTGCAATAAAAAATATTGTTCTTCAGACTCTTTAGGATCTTCCACAAAGTCGTTATTCATAAAAAAATTTTGATTTTCGACAAGATAATCAGAACTTTTTAGTTTCAAATCTTCCGAAATTTCTTCAGAAATATTTTTCACTTCATAGTGTAATTCCATAGATTTTCGGCATCTAGGATTATAATCCCTAACGTTAAAAAATCTTTGGCAGATGATGTTTCCGTCTAAAGTCAAAAGGAATTCGAATTTGTTTTGCTCTTGAATGTTCATTTTAGTTAAATTTTAAATTTTATTATTTTTTTTTTATTTTTTTCAATGCTGGTTAATTTTAAGTAAGGTTTTAAAAAATTAAGCCAAGCATCATTATGTTTTGGTAAAACAGTAAACATACCATCTTCCATCATCATTTTCATACAATTCTTATAAGACCTACCCTCGGTGTCTAGATTATCATTAACTAGAGCTAAAATGTCGTTTTTAGCTTCTTCGGTTAATATTGGCTCATCTAGGTTAACAATCTTATTATTCACATAAAAGAATTCCTCACCCAAAACACCTAATTTGGTAACGCCCGTTAAAAAGTTTTGTATTAATTTATTTTCTTTGTCCTGCTCAAAAATATCATCACCCATTTTTCTAACTTCTTCAAGTGTTAAAGGTTTTGTTTGAATATCAGGAAAAAGGTGTAACAATTTTTTTATTCCAAGATTTCTAATACCGGAAATATTGTCAGATGGATCACCAACCAATATTTTTACCAATTTAACATTCTCAATAAGAATTGTTTCTTTGTCATATTCAATATTGCTGTTTGGCTCATATAACTTATGATGAGACGGGTTATATAAAGAAACATCTTTACTGACTAGTTGAGCTAGATCTCGATCTGATGAATAAATGATTTTTTTCTCTTTAGGAGAGTTGTGAGAGTAGTAAGCAATACAATCATCTGCTTCACAATTAGCGAACTCACCCTGGCGAACATATAGTTCTTCAAGATAACGCTTAATTCTATTTCTTTGATAATTGTAAGAGTTTTGACCTTCTTCTGTTAATCTACTGGATCTACGATTTTCTTTGTATTGAAAGTAGATTTTTTTACGTTCTTGAGACGAATTTTCTCCGTCCCAAAAAACGCAAATTTTATCCAAATGATATGTTTCGAATGTCTTTCTTAATGTATTCAGAAAGTGATAAATTCCGCCGATGTGTTCACCTTTATAAAAAAAGTTTTTGCATCCGTAAAATCCAATCGTTAATAAATTGTCCCCATCGACTAATAGAACGGACATTTAATTTTTATTTATAGTTAAACAATACTAACCCATTTCTTCTTCTTTGGTATCGGCATCCGCAAAATCTGTTTCTGTAAACTCAATTTCACCGTCACCAAAACCACTCAACACCTGATTCCAATAATCAGAATATTGTTTTTTGTATTCATCTAACGCTTCTTTAGTGTCGTGAATATATCCTTGTGGAACCGCAATAATTTTTCCATCTCTATATGCTAAACCATTTACGTGATTTTTCAAAATAGAAATTTTAGTTCTAATTGCATATGTTACTTTTCTTCCACCTTTAACAGCATCAATGTGATTGATACCGGCCTTTTTCTGATTACCAAATAAGAAAACAATTGATGATGCTAACCATACGGCTTCTCCTCCTTTTGCTTTAATTTCTGGTTGTCCAAATGGATTATCCGGAAGTTCAACCCAAGGTTGGTTTACAACAATCATTGTAATATATAACGGATTGTCTTTAGATGGATAATCTTCTTTCTTTGATTTAGAAATTCTTGAATGTAATCCCATACCGATTTTATCAGCTAAAGCAGAAGCATTATGTTGCTTGCCACCTTTACCTTCAAAAGTCATTTTACATGGAACAGATCCAACAGAATCCCAGCAAATCAATAAGCTTCTGTTTAATTTACCTGACGCTTGAGCATCAATTAATTTGTTAACAAAATCAGTAATCTCTTCAATATAGTCAAAGCCATCATTGAAAATAAAATTACCATGCCATTCTCCATCTTCATCTTGTTCTGCTTGTAAACCCAATTGAACCGCGTGTTCCCAATTCCATTTCTTTTCTGTAATAATGAAAACAGGTAAATCACCTTTCTTTTGTGCATCTACTGCAGCCAAAATCATTGCAGTAGTTTTAGATGAGTTAGAATGTCCTAAAAACATATTAATTCCACCCATAACCGGACCAGGCATACCACAAGCATCTAAAAATGCTTGACCACAATAGTAGTAATTAGTGTCTTTATATTTTGTTTTTGTCGAAAACTCTTTTAAAATATCGTCTTCGCTAAATTGTTTTTTCTTAATACCAGCCATAAACTTGATTTTAAAGTGGGTGGTAAATTAATACCACCCTTTAATTTTATTAGAACGGCAAATCTTCGTCTGCCTCTTCATCTACTTGTGGATCAACAACTGGAGCAGATGGTGTACCACCTAAATCAGCTGAAGCTTCTTCACCATACACCCATTTCTTGGTGTCAGCGTTCCATTTAGGAACATAACCCAATGCTACGCCTTCCAAATACTCAACTGGTTTTTTAGCATAAACATCTTCCCATGTTGTAGTATCATTTAACCAAGCATTTTTCTGTGCTTCGTCCGCACTCAATGGTGCAACATCGTCAGGGAAAATTGCGGTAATTGTTGTGTACTCACCACCATTTGGTTTCTTCGAAAGGTTCATTGAAATCATCAAATCACGGCCTGCGTCCGCATTTGTGATATCCCCCTTTAGTTTCCATAAAGCAATGATCTTATCAAGAACACCGTCTCTTTTTCCACTGTGTTTGAAACGCCAGAACTTAATTCCATCTTGTTCGTTTTCACGATCGATAACTTTAACAACATAGAATTTTCTTGGCTTGTAACCATAAGAAAGAGTTCTATCTGCTTCATTACCAGTCATTTGAAGTGCTTTATACACATCATTTAATGGTGATTTAACACCTCCGATCGTACCATTTTGGCTCGGATCATATAATTTTACACCATTTACCGTCAACCTGAACCTCGTGAAAATAAACTTCAACGAATGGGGTACCGCCGTCTTTAGGGGGAATAATTCTGATTCTTTTTTCTCCTGACTGACTACCTTTAGGTAAAATTGGTGCAAAATACTTTTTTAAACGCTCTTCGTCGCTAACTCTTGGTTTAGAATTACCGGCCTGACTGTTTTTCTCGTACTGCGCCAGTACAAAATCTGTTACATTAGACATAATAATTAGTTTTTAAGTTTTTAAATTACTTCTCTATCTAATATAAATAAAAAAACCCAGATCGCAAAATCTGGGCTTAAAATTTTTTCTTTTTTTTTTATTCTAGCGTTAATAGATATGCTAATTTATTGATTTTTGCCAGAATTTCATCTTTTAAATTTAATAAGTCAGTATCTTTCTCTTGGTTTAACTCGGTTGTTAACATATATAACTTACCTTTAAATTCTTGAAGAAAGTCAACCATATTGATTTCTGATAAATTTTTATAGACAATAGTATTTAGTTTTTCATCTACCACAAATCTCCCCCATTTACCCATAGCAACCTCAATATACTCATCAACTAATTCGTCTAATTGGTCATATATTTCACCAAAAGCGATATGTCTAGCATACCCCTTTGTTTGCCAATGAAGGATTTTAAATTGGATTTGTATTGATAAAAACGCGTTTACGTTAGAACTGAGATTCATCGTTTATTGGATTAAAAGTTTTTTCTATCTCGTCTTGAGAATAATTTTCAACATCGCTTTTTGTTAATACGTATTCGTTTTTACCACTAGCTCTCATTTCTCCTTGCTTGTTTGCAAAAAATTCCTGTGGCTTTTGGTTAAAAGGATATGAATCTAAAGACCTCATTTCCAGTTTTTCTACCGGAGTTGGTTCCTTTATGTTTTGTATTTGACTACCTAATTGATCAATTTTAACTAATATGCTATCCATTTGAGATAACTTTTGTTCTAATTCACCAAGTCTAGAGAATAC